TTACAGACTTACTTGAAGGAACTGATTTAACTTCTGAAGTTAAAGAAGCCTTACAAGAAGCATGGGAAGCCAAAGTGTCTGAAGCTAAAGAGGAACTTACTGCTGAACTTCGCGAAGAATTTGCACAACGTTATGAACATGACAAGGGCAAAATCGTTGAAGCAATTGATAATTTTGTAACAGAAAAAGTCACAGCAGAGATAGCCGAAATAGCAGAAGAAAAAAATTCCCTTGCAGCCGACAGAGTAAAATATCGCAAAGCCATTAGTGAGCATGCAACACTACTTGACAAATTCGTAACTCAGATGGTAGCAAAAGAAGTTAAAGATTTACGTGCAGATAGAACAAATGTACAAGAGCACGTTTCCAAGTTAGACGAGTTCGTAACTGAATCTTTAGCAACTGAAATTGCTGAATTCCATGAGGACAAGAAGTCATTAGTAGAGCAAAAAGTCAAAATGGTTCGTGAAGGCAAAAAACAACTTGCTGAAGCGAAGAGAGACTTCATCAGTAAAGCTGCTGGCAAGGTTGAACAAACAATCAATCGTGTTATCAGCGAAGAAGTCAAATCTTTCCGTAATGACATTACTAAGGCCCGCGAATATGACTTTGGAAGTAGAATTTTTGAATCCTTTGCTAACGAATATCAAAGCAGTTATTTGAACGAAAGCAAAGAAATCAAAACTTTACAGAGAACACTAGCCGACGTGGAAACTAAACTTAACGAAGCAAATAAAAGAATTGAAGCATCTTCGGAAGCTACAAAACTTACAGAAAGCAAGTTGAGAATAGCAGAAGATCGTTATGCTCGTAAAGAGAAACTTAACGAACTAATGTCACCATTAGGCAAAGAGAAGAGAGAAATTATGTCAGACTTACTCGAAAGTGTCAAAACTGAAAAACTAGAAGAATCTTTTAACAAGTATCTTCCTAGCGTATTAGATGGCGAAACACCAAGAGTTAAAAAGGCATTATCAGAATCAGTGAAAAAAGAACACACTGGTGATAAGGCAACTGCACCTAAAGCGGAAGCCAATGACGAAACAAATAATGTAGTCGAACTGGATTACATTAAAAAATTAGCCGGACTTTCAATCTAAGGAGTAATTAAAATGGCAGATTTATTTGAAAGCAACTGGTCAGCAACTAAAGAAGCGTTAATGGAAGGGGTTACTGGCAACAGAAAGAAATCCCTCGACGTAGTCCTCGAAAATACTAAGCGTCATTTATCAGAGGCTGCGACTACAGGCGCAACAGGTGCAGGTTCAGTAGCAACTTTAAACAAGGTAATGTTACCACTTATCAGACGTGTAATGCCCAGCGTTATTGCGAATGAGTTAGTTGGTGTACAACCAATGACTGGCCCAGTAGGTCAGATCCACACATTAAGAACACGTTACGCCGAAACAGGCGGCGGTGCAACTGCTGGTGATGAAGCATTATCACCATTCAAGTTAGCAGCAACTTACGCTGGTTCTCCAGATGCTACAGCAGCAGCTGAAGGTACTCCAGGACGTAAGATGAGCATCCAAATCTTAAAAGAAACTGTTGAAGCGAAAACAAGACGCTTAAGCGCACGTTGGACATTTGAAGCTGCACAAGATGCAGAAGCAATGCACGGCGTTGACGTTGAAGCTGAAATTATGCAGGCTCTTGCACAAGAAATCGTAGTTGAAATCGACCAGGAAATCATTGGTTCTTTAAGAACTCTTGCTGGTTCTGGTACAACTTTAGACTTCGCGAGCTTGTCAGGTACTAGCGTTTACGTTGGTGACCGCCACGCAGCTTTAGCAATTGAAATCAACAGAGCAGCTAACAGAATCGCAGCACGTACACGTCGCGGCGCTGGTAACTACATTGTTGTTTCTCCAGAAGCATTAACTATCCTTCAGTCAGCAAGCACTTCTACATTTGCTCGCACAACAGAAGGTTCTTTCGATGCCCCAACTAACACTAAGTTTGTTGGTACATTGAACGGTACAATCCGCGTATTTGCTGACAACTATGCAGCTGACGGTACTAAAGTACTTGTTGGTTACAAAGGTTCTTCGGAAGCAGATGCACCGGCATTCTACTGCCC